TCTGAAGCCTTAGCGCCCAAGTAACGATCATCGAAGTCATCGTAACTAGCGGCAGCAGCCGCAGCAGATGCGGCAGAAGCTGTGGCAGAGTTTGCTGAATTTGTAGCGCTTGTAGAAGCCGAAGCAGCGCTTGCGGCAGCATTAGTCTCGCTGGTTGAGGCAGCAGATTCACTAGCAGCAGCCGCGGCCTCAGAAGCAGCAGCGGCTGACTCACTAGCGGCGGCAGCAGCTTCACTAGCGGCAGCAGCGGATTCACTGGCAGCGGCAGCAGAAGCGCTTGCAGCAGCAGCGGCAGACGTACCTACCCACCAGCTCGGTGAGGATGTAGGATCATTTCCAGTATTAGAGTCTTGTAAGGATGTATACAGAACGCCATCAGATGCGACTGCGTTCATTCCTGTATCGTATGTGGCTGTAGAAATCCACGCAAAGCTCAGCAGAACCCAGTAGCTTGTTGCTGAGGATGGGTTTTGATTCAGGTTGCTTCCCTGAAGGCTTTGATACTGCTCACCGTTGTAAGTAACTACAGCGCCTTCCTGATAGGTAATGCCGGAATTCCATTCAACAGAATACAACAGAGTCCAGAAACCCGAAGAAGTCACTGGGTTGTTGTTCTGGTTACCATTAGACAAAGATCGGTAATAGACGCTATCAGAGCCAAGCACAACGTCATTGGCGCTGTATATCTTAGTGGCTACCCAAGCATCACCGAAGTCTGTTGCAGTCTCACCGACCGGATCTCGAGCAGCAATCTGCACATCATTCTTGTCAGTAAGTATGACCTTGGCAGTACCCTCGAAGAAGATATTTGGCTGTCTTCCAGCAGCGCTTAAGATAACAGGATTGGTATTCGGAATGCTGTTGTTGACATCGGCATAGGTATTCTTGGGAGTAGTAGTTCCAGACTCATAGAAGTACAGCTTGCCATCAACAAGAGGATCGCCAGCGTTGTCTAGGTATTGGTCAAAATTACCGAATCGTGCCATTATTGTTCACCTTGGAAGTATTGCTCTATCTCATCAACATTAGAGCGAGTGAAGTAGTCTGCAACGCCAGCAGCCAGTATTCTTTCGGCAGAGGCGTTAGGAATTGTTTGTGTGGCTATCCGGCCCAGCTCTTGTATGCCAGACCTCACAGCATCAGAGGCTGAATTATACCAATTCTTAAATGCGTCTGATTGTGTTAATCGCTCGGCAACACGATCAACTGGCTCGCCTTCTGCGCCCCGTATGACCAATCTGCGGAAGTTGTTATCCCTGAGAAGGTCTGACATTCTCTGAGTAACATCACTCCTTCCTGTTGCACCTAGCATTGTGTCAAATACAGCAGAGCCACCACGGGCCATCATGCCAACAACACCTCGATCCCTGCCAAAATAACCCATCAGCCTTGAGATTAAACCACCAGAGCGATCAAGATTCTCAACAAACTCCACTAGGCGCCCGTTCATTGGCTGCTTTTGAATGCTTCTCTGAAGGCTCCCGCCCAACCTAGCAACATCGTCAAAGAACCTGACCTGCTCAGGATCAAGATACTTAGTTACAAGATTGAATACTTTGGCATCAGATTTAACCTGCCTCCACCAGTTAGGATAAAAGGAAAGAGACATTGTAAAGTCTTTATCAACATCAGCAGACCTAGCAGTTTTCTGCATCATTCCTTTCAATGCAGTAATCATCGCCTGCGGACGCAATTCGGCTGGGATTTGATTGATCCTTCTGGTAAATGCCTGAATGTTGCCTCTTGAGATATTAGCCAAAGACTGCTCTAGCTTTGGCATAATGTCATTGGTTAAATCTCTACCAAGAGACTGAATAGAAAGTTCTTCAAGCTGCTTTCTCTGGGCAACCAATCCTTTTGCAGCGCCCCATATCTCAGGCGCCCTAGCTCCGACAATACCCTCAAGAGCCTGATTCTGCTGACGTGTAATAACGTCATAGATTTGCCCCAGTGATCTGACATCGGTATCAGGATAGGGATTCGATCCTCTCAATGCAGAGGCGTACTGCTCGCCTGTAGCCCTTCTGAGGCGATCAAGCGCCTCATAGGATATTCCAGCCGGATCAGTTATCTGGTTAAGTATATTTCTTAAACCAGAAGGCATCTGATTCATGCTTCTGTACGCTTGATTTAGCTGACCAATATATGAATTTAGAATTGGCGTTTCTACAGTCTGGAACTTGCCACCAAATCTATCAACAGCTTTGTCCAATGCCTTGTAAAGATAGTTCGACTGCTCTGCTAGACTGGCAATGTCATCCTGTATTCTGTTTCTAATAACATCATCAAAAGCGCCTCGAGAAGCTGCTGCGCCATACTCATCTAATCTGCGAGCAACATTTTCTGATAATTGAAGAATAGAATTTGCTTGATCATCTGCAAGATCGGAACCAAGTCGCGCTGTAAGACCAGCCTGAACCGCTCTGAACTGTTCATTACCAGAAAGGGCGCTGATAGGTACAGTTTGCTCAACTCCCAATCGTTCAGCAGCGCCAATCAAAGATGGCTCAGCACGAACTACCTCAGCAGCCCTAGCCATTCGAGCAGGTTCTTGGCTAATTGCAGCTTCGCCAACTTCAGATACAACTTGCCTCATGCCAGTTTCTTCAGGCGTTCTACGAGCAAGCATCTCTCTGGCTCCGCGATAGGCTTGCGGAACAACATCTGCTGCAGCAGTAACTCCAGCTCCTAGTGCCACCTCTTCAGGATTAAACTCGCCACCCATAAGAGTTTGTGCAGCCTCGATGCCTGATTGAATTGCAACCTCTCCTCCAATTCTTGCTGGAATGGTAGCGGCTGACGCAACCCTTGATGAGGGCGCAACAGCTCCAAGCATTTGCATAACGTCCATTGTACTTGGGCCAAGTTTGTTTAATGACACGACACGGTTTGTTGCTCGGTTGACTGCGAAAAACTCACCTTCAGGAGATTGAACAACACCTATGTTTGGGTCTTGCCGCATGAGCATTTGACCAAATTCCCACGGATCAAAAGAGGTCAGTCCAGCAGCTCCAAGAGCAAACCCTTTAGCTCCTCTGCCCGCACGTTGCATGAGACCAGCATCTTCAGGCAGTGGAGTCATAATAGATTCAACGCCAGCCATAGATATTTCTGGAGCTTGCTCAAATGCCGCCCTTCTCTCTGTGGCATATCGAGCTGACTCGGAAGCCTCTGTTGCTCTTTCAATAGCTTCTCTTCTTGTTTGCTCAAGATTAGAAGGAGCAGGAGGGCCTACCATTTGTCTCGGCACAACATCGGAAGGAGCAGGAGGGCCTACCATTTGTCTCGGCACAACATCGGAAGCGCCAACAATGGAAGCACTAGCTCTGTTCTGCATTCTTGCTTCTGCGTCAGCGATAGCTTGTTGACGCCTGCGTTCTAATTCGTCTTGATCTGCCATATCAAATCTCTTAGTTAAACGCTGCTCGTTCTTCTGCGGTCATCTCTGCCCATACTTCAGGAGTGACATTCATTTGAATGGCGCTCAATGGCATTTGCTGTGCAGCAGTGTCATATCTGTAATCTATCAAAGCGCGAGACGGGTCTAAATTACTTCTTTTAGCAATATCCTCATATCGAGAATAAACCCGCCCGAAATCTGTTGCTGCGCTGTTGTATATCATTTGCGCTCTGTTTACAAAATCTTGTCGTACAGGTGGAGCTAAACGAGTACCTTCTAACGCTTGATTGTATTTTGCCCAAATGCTTTCAGGTATTGATCCTGCGCTTTGCGCTGTTGCGAATTCACCCTCACGCACAACAGAGTTAGGATCAAGCATTTTCATAAACGCAAAGATCAATGATATATCACCAGCAGGAGAAGGATCTTCTGCGGATGCTAATACGGTTCCTAACCCAGAGCTCCTGATAGCAAAATCTTTCACCTGTGGAAGAGCGTTGAACTCTTTTCTAAAATCAGACTCTTGCTTAAATACATCTACCTCTTCAGGCTTTGCTCTAAACCCTGCAACATTTTCAGCAGTTACTTTACCAGTGAGCGGGTCTCGAATAAACCTCTGTCCTTCTGATGTAACCTCAGAAGTAGGAATAGCCTCAGTAGGCATAAACGGGCGCAGGAATGTTTTAAGCTCATTCATGGCCTCACCGATTCGTCCTGATTCCAGCATTGCGCCAATACGAGCAGTGTCGGATGGATCGCCGCCAAGCCTGTTGATCATTTGTATCCTGTCTTGGATCAACGCCTGAGCATCAACAAGATTCCCAGTATTCAGCAGGTCATAGGTGGTTTTAGCGTCCTTGATCATGGCTGCTAGGCGCTTCTTTTCTTCTTCGGCTCGGCGTTCTTGAATGGCAGAAATGTACTCTGGGCCTCGCCCTTGTACACCTGCTCCAAATCCACCAAGCATTTCGCCAAATTTTTGCAGCTTAGATTGCTCTGGAGCTGCTCTGAATAAATTTGAATCAGCCATTTTTAATGAACCTTTGAGTAATCTACGGCTAAGTAACCATCTTTTCTTTCAATTACGGCTTCAGGGAGAAGTATTTGTACTTCCTGCGCCAACACGCCGATAGAAGGCGTTGCCTTAGCGTCCTCTGGAGCAGAGTCTTTCCATGACCAAGAATAAACGCCAAGTCCGTTAGGTAGTTTGCCTATTGCTTGGATATTTTGCTTAGCGCGTATATCAGACAGAGCCATTAGCGAGCCAACACCTGAAGCGGCTTGACCAAGTTGTCCAATTATTCCTTGAGTCTGAGTAGGCTGACCCACACTAGTGCCCAGACCAGCAACCTGACCGGATGCGCCTGTCGCAACATTAGCCAGAAGCTGTGCAGCAATCCTAGTCGCATCAGCCTGAGACATACCAGACTGAGCAAGAAGATCAGCAAGGTTCTTGGATTGAGCAGCGTAGACGCCAGATATATCTCCACCAAGACCTGCAGCAAGACCACTGACATCACGGCTGACACCAGAGATTTCACCAGCAAGCAATTCGCCTGCACGAGTTCTAATGTCGGCAAGTCTTTGTCCAGTGCCATAACCCATCTGGGCAGCAGTCTGACCGCCGACAAGACCAAGGTTTGCCAACTGTTGACCGACGTTCTGCAAGATGTTTGCACCCTGAGTTCCAGAAACCTGACCAAGACCCATGAGACCTTGACCAACATTCTGCATGGCTCCAAGAGCTTGTGTGCCTTGAGTCTGTGCTAGTCCTGCTAACTGACCTGCACCACCTGCTGCGTAACCACCAGCGCCTTGTGCAGCTTGTAAGCCTTGGCCTGTTAATGCCTGAAGATTCTGAATCTGCTGCTGTAATCCTTGTGAAGCAAGACCCTGACCAAATCGAGCAAGCTCTTTTTGGACGTTACCGCCACCCAATCCACCCGTGGCAGCCGCACCAGCAAGGTTAGCCCGCATACCCTGCTCACGCAGGAATTGTATATATGGAGATTCTTGGTAAGCCTGTTGGAAAGCCTCTTGGCCCCTAGCTCCAGTCAATGCCTCCAACTGCGCTTGAGCAGCCTGACCACCCGCCATGTAGGGCTGGAATCCTTGCTCAGCACGACCATATCCAGCGGTGATATCCTGACGGCCCTGACCCAAGGCTCGTTGTAACTCTTGCAGACCTGCGGCAGTAGCAGACGTTAATCCTGTAGCTCCAGTAGTAAGTCCCTGCTGAAGCTGATTGATAGCCTCCTGAGTGGTCCCTGTAAGGGCCGTCCTTGCTTCGCCAATACCTTGCTGTAGTCCAGCCAGACCTCCTGATAAACCTCCTTGTAGGGCCGCCTCAGCGCCAGCAACGCCTGTCTGGGGCATATTCACAATGCCTCCTATGACGTTGGGATCTGCGTACATGATATTGCCGTTCTGGAGAGTGCCGCCGGTATAGCCTTGTAGTCCTGTAATCCCAGATAGGTCTTGACCCAGACCTTGTGCGGCAAAGATATTTTGCGATGGAGTTTGAGGCACAGTTCTACCAGCTAACGCCCCGACGACAGGAGCGGCTGGTTCTTGGACAGGAGCGGCTGGTTCTTGAGCAACTTGTTGAGTGGGCTGAAATGAGCCCCCGCCAAAAGAGCTTATTTGATCTGGCGTATAACCAAATTCAGTTGACAGGATTTGATTAATCTCTGAAACAGGGACGCCAAAATAATTAGATACATCTTGGATTGTGACCTGACCAGAACGTATCGCTTGCTCCACAATTCGAGCATCGTCCATTGTATAGTTGTTGTCCCTTTCGACACCTGCTAACGGATTAACAGTAGTTGTAGAAGTAGTTGTTGTAGCTGCCGGAGTAGTTGTTGTCGTTGAGACTTGCTGGATCTGCTCTGGCGTGTAACCAAAATCAGTTTGCAATACTTGGGCAATTTCTTCTTGTGGAATCTCAAAATAGTCAGAAACTTCTTTTATGTTTACCTTTCCTGAACTGAGAGCCGCTTCAACAATTTTTGCATCTTCTGCTGAATAATCTCCATCCTTGGTAACTGCCGCTAAAGGTGATTCTTGAGCCGGTGCAGGCACAGGAGCAGGCACTGGAGCAGGAGCAGGAACAGGAGCAGGAGCAGGAACAGGAGCAGGAGCAGGAATAGTAGTCTGAACAGCATTATCCATAGGGATCTGGATAGGAACAGAAACAGGCTCAACAACAGGTGGTGTTTCAATCAGTCTAGTCGGATTTTGGTAGCTATCCGCAGGCGCTTCACCAAACGCATCAGAAATGCTTGCAGGAGTAGCTACCTGATTAATCTGGTTAGGTGTATACCCAAAGACATTGGTAAGGACTTGATTGATTTCAGATGCCGGAAGATTAAAGTAATCAGAAACCTGCTGAACCGATAATCGTCCAGATCCAATAAGCTCCTCGACAATTCGCATCTCGTCCATTGAATAATCATTATCACGGGGGATACTGGTCAATTCTTGCGGAAGAGACATTGAGAATAGTTTCTGCATATTTGCTGCCATGAGGATCTCCTACAGCGATTCGCCGTACATGTTTATGCCAGACAACATTTCTGCAATGCTTGGCAAAGTGAACGCGGCTGCTGGTGGCGTATACGATGCTGCCGAAACAACTTGTGGCTGACCCATGCTAGGGACATTCTGATAAGCAGGAACATTAACAGGAGAAGTCTGACCAAGAATCTGCTGCATGTTAAATGGGACTCCCATCAGAGCATACTGATAGTAAGGAAGTGCCCCCATTCGCATTCTTTGGGCTTCCTGAGCGCCTGTACGCAATGCGGCAAGCTGCTGCGGAATGGCATAAGAGTAAACGTCCGCAGCTTTCTGATACCCTTGCTGAATCGCTTGGGTCATCGGATCATAAGCAGAAATTACATCTTGTCTGGCTTGTTGTGCCTGACTTTTGATAAATTGTTCCGCTGCTGCTCGGTTAGCCGCCGCCGCTTCCATGCCGGATGTATCGGTCCGGCCGAAGAGTTTGTCTGTTACGCTGCTCATAGTTCAATGTCCTGTTTGGCAATACCTAAATGCCATTGATCGTGTATTTTACCATTTTTTAAGTAACTTTTACGGTTTATGCCCTCTTCCTGCATTCCGGCTCTCATCGCAAATAACTTAACATTTCTGTAGATTACGGGTATCTCACAAACAATCTTTTGATACTTTGTTTTACCAAATACCCAGCCGATTACCTCTAGTGCTGAGTTGTACGCCCGTTTCCCACGAGTATCTGGGGGTATCATTGGGTGTACATTTAACGTAACTCCGTTTAGTGGATGTACGTTGTATATCCCTATGAATCCTTCATCGTCACAGGCAATCAACCAGCCCATTGTCAGGTCCGGTTGCCAAGTCTCTGGGCTGATGCCGTCTTCGGCTACCGTTGCCCACAACTCTGGGATCGTGGCTATCTTCTTAATGAGTTCGGAATCTTTGGTCTCCGAAATCACACAGCAACCCATCCCTGTGTCACGTCGCCACCGATATCAGGCTGCATCTTTCTGTACTCAATCGAGCCAGCAGATCCTGTGGAATCTATGTATAAACTGTACTGCCTAGCCTCTACCACGCCTTCTGGAGAGCCACTTCCAACAATCGGAATACTCAGACTAACATCTTGAGTAAACTGTCTAAACGGCTGAGCCATAGTCCCATCAGATTCTACGATCGGCTGGGCTGCGTTAAGTCTTGGATTGCTCACTTGTCACCACCAATGACATTAGCCGTTAATTGGATAATGACAGGCTTCACAGCGTCGGTCAGAGTAAAACGAAATACCTCAAATCTGGATGCCCGACCATTCCTGCGCCAGATAGCTCTGCGGCTAAATTGACCAATTTTGCCTATGCTTCTTGAGATAGGGTCGCTCCATGTCTTGCCATCCTTAGAACGTTCAAGAGTGATCTGTGGGTCAGTGACATCAGCGTTTCCAACTCCAGATTCTACCGTTAGCTCAAGGCTCGGAAAGAATACAGACTGCATGTTGTTCTGGAAGGGCTGAGTAGCAACACGTCGAATAATCGCGCTTCCGTATTCTGTGTAAACGTCAGGGTCCAATTCTCCAACCCTGCCGTCCACAATGTCGCCGCAGAGAATCTTGTTGTACGCCTTTATAATGGAAGCAGCTCTATACGCTCCCAATGATCCGCTAATCAAAGATTTCCTTTCGTGCCATCTCTTACTGGTGGTGTCATAGACGAGCGTCGTAGACGGCAGTGCAAATCCAATGAAGTAAGCGCCCTTACTAGCGTATGCCCAAGAATAAATATCGGAAACCTGTGTATCTGTTAATCTTGATAACAGTGAATCTATAGCCGTCGTTGAGACCTTAACGGTTGAGTTGCCGCTCAATGCCCAGATTGCAGGACCTTCATTCTCTCCACCGCCAACCCACATAAAAGTGTCTTGGGCGTTTACCAGAGAGTAGGGAGCATAGCATCCCTTCTGAAGAAATAGACCTGTACGTTGAAACGGAAAGTCAGCGCCACCGATATTTTGAAAAGCCTCGAATGTCTGGCCTCCAGAAATAAATAGTTGGTTCTTATAAACCACCGGAGCAACAATATCATCGGGGTCGGATTCGGCTGTGCCAAAGTCTAAGGCGTTATAGCTCAAGCCGTCATTGATGGAACTTACGATGAACTTCTTGGAATCTGTAGTTACCAAGAAGTAGCCGTCAATGAACACTACGAATTGGGGATTACCGTTCGCAGTGAAATCCGAATCTGTGATCTGGCTGAAAGTATCTGTAACGTGGTTATAGATGTATCCGTTCCCATTAGGTACAAGGACCATCAATTGAGTGCCGTTATCAGCCATTGATACTCTGGCTGTGCCAGCAATATCGCCAATAAACGTCAGGACGTAATCATCACCAGATTCGTCCAGTCTGTATAACCGCTCTCCATTCACAAAGTATGGCTTGCCAGCCATATCGTGAGCGCCACGGTTTATGTTTTCAATCTGCCCAGATGATGCAAGCTCGACCATCCCCTCAGTGCCGAATAAAGTCTCCTGAGATAGGCCAACACTCTGAACAATGTTCGGATACCAATTAGTGCATTCCTGCGCCGAGATAGGCAACGAGTCTGAGATATAGAACCCATTTGCTATTGGTAATTGCGTTACAGGCATTACAGCGCCCCTATAATGGCATCCAGTACAATCAAATTATCTGTGGTCGATTCGTTCCTGACAAATATCTCAACGTAATCGCCGTCGTCTAATAAGATATTGGCGAATGTAGCAAAGCTATGATACAAACCCGATGAAGTTGTTGCAGTGGTCTTTGTAGTGTTAATCACAGATCCGTTCTTAGCAATGTACATTGAGATTCTATGATTAGTACCACTAGCGACAGAAATACTTACAATGGCATTGATAATGTGCCGACCAGTATGACCGCCATGAGTAATACGGCCAGTAGTGTCTCCTGTATATCCAGCCTCATCGCCAACAACAAATGTACCAGCAACCTTAACTGGGGTAGCGGTGCTTGCAATCACAGTCTGAGTAGAATTGCCCTGCATTGTGACTGTGGCATATTCAGCAACACCTGACTGAGAAATTGTCACATAGGCATCAGTTGAAGTGATTGATATTCCATTCCCAGCGACTAGGCTGGCGATAGTTGGGCTATCAGCGCTTGTATTCAAAAACAGCGGCGCTCCATTGGAGTCGGCTGTTATGTTATGAGAAATAATGACACCGTTCTCAGGAGAGACACTAGCAGAGATGCCAGATCCGTTTTCAATGTTCCTGATATTATTTACAGTGCCTTGAGTGTCTAGGATGGCAGCGCCAGTGACAGCGCCGTCCTGTACTATTGATCCTGTTACTCCAAGGCCAGATACGAAATCAGAATAGCTGATCTTGTAGTTGGTCCCGTTTACAAAGTAATCAAGATAGCTACCAGACTCGACAGTCGTCTTTTGGACAAATTGGCTTTTCTTACGGCCCTGCGCTCTATCAACCATTTGTGTTGTTCTCCAAACCTATAGCTCCAGTGCTTTCTGCCAATATCTCTGCCTCTGCATCTGGATAGAAATGACCATTAAGCCCCCACGAACCAACTTCATTTCCTGAGCCTATCGGGAGAGTTGACGGCAATGCGCTAACCCTGATGATTTGTCCAATTGTTCGCATAGTCTGCAAACCCTGACGCGCAGCGAGTACCAGAGCATCTGAAACTACGCCGCCGTAATCTGGAGCGACTTCAATCGCCATATTAGCAATCAAGCCTCGCAAAGCCCCTGTTGGGATAGTAACAGTATCTCCCAGATCAGAAACCTGCGTATAACCCAAACTGATTCCTTGTGCGTCTAGTTGGGCCATATAGTTATTCATAGCAAAGATAAAATCCTGATACTCATCCGGCTCAAGTGGAGCTTCAGATGCTTGTACCAAGATCCTCTGTAAAGATGCTTTTGCGACTTGAGCGACAGTAGCCATTATTCGTACCTGACTGATTTAGCGCCTTTGCATCGCCAGCGCTTACGACTTAGATTGTTTGGCGTGTTTGGATCGTTCTGTTTGTCTTTAGGAAGCCGTTTCTTGATCCCCAGAGACCTAGCGCAATAAGAGTCGCCCTTGCTTGTTCCGGCGCGTACTCGTGGCCCGCCATCCTCAGCATTTCCAGCCTGCCCGTAGGAGACCTTCTTGCCGGATGCTGTGACCTTAACTTTTGCTTTTCCCTTCGCTGGTTTCGCCATAAAGATTCAGGGGGCCGAAGCCCCCATCCTCATTTTAGCAATTATACGCCGAAGCCTTGGCCCGCGAAGAGCGGATTGAAGCAAGCGTATGCAGGCAGAAGATCGAAACGAATCTTCTGAGTGTTTGCATCACCGTCTGCGTACTTGGATACGCGGATGGAGAAGCCATCGCTGGTAGTAGCAATGGTGTCAGTGCTGTACAGCTTAGGCAGCTTCACAGTACCGATGCCGAATGCCTGCTTAGTGTAGAACAGGTTAGGCTGGTACAGAGTAGAGGCAGCGCCCAAGATAGTAACAACATCACCGCTAGCCGGAGCTACGCTTACGTTGTTGTACTGACCATTGGCTTCGTAGATAGCAGCGCCAGATACAGTGATAGTCGCGGCATTGCCAGCGATAGTCACGTCCTCAAGCACAGTACCAGTCCAGAGAACTTGGTTGCCTGCGGCATCGAGGATCGGCTCGCGGGTTGCTACGTTCAGACGGTAAACGCCTGCGATAGTAACCATGTCGCCTGCTTTGATTGTACCAGTGCCCAGATTGTTCAGAGACAGAACCTGAGTCATGGTGTCCTTAGCAGTTACATAGGTTGCATCAGGAGTAGAAGCCAGCGCACCAGCGCGGTCGCTAGTAGAGCCAGAAGTGTAGCTAGACAGGGCGTTAGATGTCAGAGCCATCAGGCCGCCGAAGTTGCTAGAGATCTGAGCCTTTTCCCATGCAGTGCGTACCAGACCATCAGCAGCAGTCAGACCATTCTGAGCTGAAGCCAAGCTGGTAGTAGTGAACGGGTTCATGATGTAGTACTTGTCGTCGCTCATCGGAACGCCAACAGAATCCATCAGGGCGCCAGCGCCAGCAACGTCACTCCAAGCATCCACGACAGTGCCGTGAGTACCGTACTTCAGAGAGGCGTTCTTACGCATAAACGCGCCAAGATCCAGTTCCATATCGGTAACGATACGGCGAGCCATCGGCTCAAGGATCTGGTCCAGTTGATCCAGTTGCAGAGCTTCTTCAACATTGCCCCACTCAGTAGCGGCAGTGAAGTAGTTCTGGACAGTACCAGTTGCCTTGCCTGCAATGATGTCAGACTTGGTAGAAGCACTGATATCACCGCCAGCAGTGCGGATTGTGTTGTAGTCGTGCGGACGCTTGAAGTCTACAGTCGAGCCGCTTGACGGGTTGAACTTACCTGACAACAGTTGAGTGTTGACAGTTTTGGTCAGAACTCGATTGGCCTCGAATGCTTCCAAGAAGACACGAGCAACCTTTCGGGTTACGTTACTATTAAGATTATTAGCCATTTCTTCACCTATACCTATTCAAATGTGGCGCCAACCGGCCCTCTAGGTTTAGGGCTAGTACCAGCGCCGTGTGGTTGCTCCAAAGGATCAGGAGCGCTATTTACCTTCGGTTTAAGAGCGGCAGCCTTCTGTTTGATCGTGGTTGCTATGTAGACTGCGGCACCAGCCGGAGTCATAGAGCGCAACTTTTCCAATTCCAAGAGGTTCTTTGATAGGTAGGTGGTGATCAATGGCCCCTGATCTTCCTCAAGGATGTAATTAGCTACATCGTCTTGAATGCCGAACTGGGCAATCATGTTACCAGCTACCTGAAGTTCCTCTGCCTTAATCCCGAGCTTAGTGGCTCGCTTTGAATAAGACTGAATCTTCTCGGTCAATACTTCATGCTGCTTTTGCAAGCGTTGCTGTTCCAACTGAGTCTGTTGCTGTTGCACAAACTGCTGCCGTTGGTCATAAGCAATGGCTTGCTTGAGAGCCTCATCTCGCTGATATAACTGCCGACGATACTCCTCATCTGAGAGAGCAAAGGCATCGGGTATATCAGGAACCGATGGGCGTCTCTGTTCAGGAATGCGCGACCTTAATTCTTCAAGCTGTCTCTTTAGGGCTTCAGCCTCACGCTCCTTCTCTCGGAGCTTGTAGACCTTTTTTCCAACAGCCTCATCAAATATGCGTTGCTGCTCTTCGCTGAACTTGATTTCTTTCTCTGGGGTCTCCCCCGCCTCGGGTGCTGAATCCGAACCCCGCGCCTCCGCAGAGTCTTCAGTTTCTTCTACCTCCGATTCGGCGGTTACGTCTTCCGCGTCATCGTACTCGTAGCGGTCTTCTGGTTGCAGCTCGCTCATATTGTGCCCCTTCAAGGTAAATGCCCAGAATAGGTCTGGTGGCCTATTGGCGATTATAGCACAATGTGGCTAAAATCAATACTTAGTGGTAAATAAGGCTAATATGTGGCGTATTTCGCCAATAGGAGGAAAAATGACAAATGTCTATGATTTGTTTGAATCAGATGACCCAGAAGAGATCACCGCTGAAATAATGGACCGCGTGGAGGAGCTGCTCTACACAGACAGGCACGGTAGCGAAAGCATCATGCAGCTTATGGAGGATCTGGAGGAGA